CTGTCCGCGCCGCTTTGCAGCAGTTGGAACATGCCGTCCGCCGTAAATCCCAGTTTGGAGAACTGGCTGGAATACTCGTTGATGGTGTCGATCAGTTCCCCGGAGTAGTCCAGGCCGTTTTTGGCACCCGCCGCGATCAGGCTGAACGCCTCTTTTGCGGATCCGCCGAAATTCTTTGTAATGGCCGCCGCGGCGCGTGTGCTTTCCTCCACGCCGTACTCGAATGTGTCCCGGAGCGCCAGGGCTGCCTCCGTGGCCTCCTGGATTTCATCCGGGGATATGTTTTTCAGGTTCCTGTCCACCGTGGCCACAGCGTCCGCCGCGTCCTGGAGGTTTTCACCAAAATTGTTTTTGTAAACTGCCTCCATTGCTCCCTGGAGGTTGTCCAGTTCCTCGCCGGCGGCTCCGGTTGCCGCCGCCATGCTGTTCACGGCCTGCTCATGCTCCGTATAGGACTTGACAGCGGCCACGCCCACCGCAGTGGCCGCCGCCGCAGTTACGCCGGCGGCCACCTTGGCGGCTTTCCCGATCTTTTCCGCTGTCTTTGCCAGCTGGCCCAGGTTTTCGTCCGCGTCCAGGCAGGCTTTTTTCAAAGAGCTGTCCACTCTGCCGGCTATCTTGATCGCCAGTTCATAGGCTTTTCCTTTTGCCATATAACCTGATCGCCTCCTCCGCCAGTTCTTGCAATTCCTCTATGGGCAGGCCCATAAAGTAGTCAACCCCTGTCCGCAGCAGATAGGACAGGCCCACACAAGCCTTTCTGATTTCTGGCGGGGTCAGTCCTCGCCGTCCCCGCCGTAAAGAAAACCCGTGACCATGTTTTTCAGCTTAATGCCCTCCTTGGTGGGGAGGCCCTGGAAAAACTCCACAGGCTTGCCGGAGGCGCGGGCCGCCATATAAATGGCATAATCCACGGTCATTTCCGCCACAGGGTTCACAATGCCCAGTCTGGTCATGATCTTGCCCACGGCGCACAGGTCCGCCGCCGTCATGTCCTCCATGGCGGACAGGTCCACCTCGGTGTATTCCTGCCCCTCGAACTTGTACGGCTTTCGGAATTTCAGGATCAGGCTTTCCTCCTCCGGCTCCTCCGCGGTGGCCTCCGGTGCCAGTGCAGTGGTCTGCTCCGCCTCCAGGGCGGCGTTGCTCTTGATTTCATCCATTTAGCACATCTCCTTGTATTCGGCCAGCAGATCCACGCCGTTGACCTTGTATGTGGGGTTCATCTTGTCCAGCTCCACGACGCTTTCCCCGTTTACCTCGATCAGGATATAGAGGATATTCAGGGTCACGCCGCTGTCCATTGTGCTGGCCCGTTTCAGCTTTCCGCCAGTCAGCTTGGCCGCCCGGCCCCGTACCACCACCCGGATGGACTTGGGCACGATGTTGCCGGAGCTGTCGATCTCCTGGGCTGCGCCCCGGATCGTCAGCTGCACCGCCCTGGTCTGGTCCATCATATTGGTGGCCTCTTTGTCCAGGGTGCGGAAAGGGATCTCCAGCTGCATATTTCCGAAATGGCCGATGGTGGGATCGTCGATCTCACCCAGGATCCCGGCGCCGCTCACCGTTTCGCTGGTGGCCTCAAAGTCCGGCAGGGTCAATTCATCCCCCACGCCCAGCAGCTTTTCTCCCTCGTTGTACACATTGTAGTTGTTTACCTTGGTCGGAATGTTCTTGCTCATGGGTTACTCGCCTCCTCCGGTCAGCGCGGCCTCCAGGGCCGCGGTGTCGTACTCGCGGATGTTCACAATCTTCTCCGCGGGGATGTATGGCGCCAGGTAGGTGTGGGTTGTCAGCTTGCCGTCCAGCAGGTCGGTGATCGGGTTTTCATCCTCCTTGAACTCCAGCCGATACCCGGCGCAGTAGTCGCGGGCCACATACCCGTTGCCAATGATGTTCTGGCTGTCCACGATGGACTGGATCAGCCGCTTGTTGCCCGGCTTGTCTACTTTCTGGAAGTAGGTCAGGATGAAGTTGTTTCCATCCCAGTCAAAAAACCGCCGCACCGCCAGCCAGCGGTCTTTCGGATCCGTGGTGGAGGGATAGGCTGCCGTGTTGTTGCCCCACAGTTTGAAACCGTTGGCATTGATGGCCGTGATCACGCCCTGGCCGTTCAGGAGGTTGGCCTGCTCCTGGTCCAGCGCCACCTCGGTTCCGTCATCCAGCACAGTGGCGGTGATTTTCAGGTCCTTATTGGAGGGGCTTTCATGTGGCACATCCTCGTTGGCTGCGTCGGTGGCCGCCGTTTCCGCTGCCGCCATGGCAGACAGGCAATAGATCTTTTCACCCACCGCTCCCTTGGGCCAGAATACCGCCGCGTGGTTGGAGCTTGCGCCCAGCCTTTCCTTGGCAGTCTTTACATCGGTGTACACCGTGGCGCCCGTGCTGTCTGCCGCAATGTCCAGATAGGTGTTGCAGTCGAAATTGCCGTTGATCTTGCCGGTCTTGGCCTGGAGTGCCGCCGCCACCACGGGATCGTGGGACCAGCCGGGGGCCAGCAGCAGGCCGGGCACCAGGCCCAGCTTGGGATAGATCTGGCGCACCAGCTCCAGGCCCGTTTCCTTGCCGGTTTCGGTGTCCACGCCGCCCACCACATCCTCCTTGGTCACGCCTGTGGGGTTCAGGCTGGTGGAGGAAACAGACAGGCTTTCCGCCTCCTTTGCCGTTTCGGAGATCAGCGTGATCACCACATTCCCGTCATCGTCGTGGGCCGCCGTGTAGTCCGTTTCTGCCACCAGCGGGGTGGTGTCTTTCTTCACCACCAGGGTGTCCAGCAGCACATAGGGCTTGGTATAGACCGCCTGCCCGTTGGCCACCGCGCAGTCCTCCTCCTCGTTGTTCTTGGTGTGCTTGGAATTGCCGGGGTCCAGCACATTCACCAGAATAATGGGAGCGTTATTGAACACCCGGAAATTTGCGTCAATGCTCTGGCAAAGGGTGAAGTTTTTGAAATCGTCGGAATAGCCCACAGCGGCCTGGCACTCCGCAAAGCTGTAACACAGTTTCGGGGTGTTGGCCGCTTTGGTCGGATCGTCCGCCAGGTGAACGGGTGCCGTTCCGAAAATCACCTGGAGGGCGGCGCTGCTTCGGATCGGCGTGGTCAGGCTCGTGGCCTGCTCCTGGTTGTACACGCCATGCTGATAGGTTGCCATGTTGCTTTACCTCCTGTTAGTTTCGTTTCTGTGCCTTTCGGTACAGGGCATAAATGGGTCCGGTTTTCTCCCGCAGCTGGCGCATGGCCTCCGGCAGCTGGTCCAGCGGTACGGTTAGGCCGCCCAGCACCGGGGTTTTCTTTTGCGCCGCCGCCAGGGCCTCCGGTATGCCTCCCCGGTAGGATGTGAATTGCTTGGCCACTCCGGGGATCGTTGGGCCGCAGTACACCAGCGTGCCGGCCTCCGCCGCCGGTTTGGTCTGTTTCTTTGCTGTCATGCTTCTGGCACCTCCTTGTGGACCGCCGGCGCCTGGATCCGCAGGGACATGGCCGTGAAATAGTACGGGTGTGTGTCCTCCTCCTGGGTGGTCCACTCCATAGGGTAAAGGACTTCCCATCGGTTGCCGATCACGGCGCAGGCGGAATAGTGATGATAAATTTTGTTGATGATGTGCAGGGCGTCCCGGTAGCCTTGGCGCCCCGGATCGGGGTCGTAGACACAGGTCACCAGCACCGCGTCAATGATCTGCGGGTCATCGTCGCTTTCGGTCTTTCCTCCCCGGAGGCGCACCACCACATAAGGCTCCGGCGGCGCCTCCCTGTCCATGGCTTCATCGTCGCTTTCCCGGATCGGCACATCCTGTGGGTAGATCTGGATCTCCCGCTCGACGCCCAGGGAGTTTTTCAGCCTCTCATGGGCAAAAAGCGCCTTTAGGTCCGCCACCATGGCGTCCTGCAAAAATTCTTGGGTCACATGCTTGCGCCTCCTTGACTTTTTACCGTTTCTTCCCTATAATTACGGTTGTGTTAATGTTCAGAAAAGTGCAGTAATAATCAGCATAAAAGAGCATGGAAAGGGTGGTAAAATGAAAGGGAAAGGGCTGTATATTGCCGCTGGTGTCGTTCTCGTTCTCGCGCTTGGGTGCTTGTTTACTGGGGAGGTGCAGTCATTTTGCGGTGGTGTCATACTCGCCGCTGCCCTGGTTGCATATAGCCAGTGGAAAAAGAAACATCCCGTAAGCAAGACAAGCGAACTGCGCACGATAGAGGGGAGAGAGGGGAGTAAAACGATCCGTGAAACGGTTTCGTATTTCCTGATTTTCCCGCGTAAAAAAAACGAACTTGTTTCTATCCATAGTCGGCATTGCCCCATTGGGCACTCATTTGGGGAATGGAACGAAAAAGTACACCGTGGGGCGGCCCAGTCTGACCGTTTTGAAAAAGCGTCCCATGAGTGTTTGGGGCTGATCAGCTATGATGTGGACAGCGGTACAGCAAAGGTTAGCGGTTCCACCGGAACGGAATACACCACCACACTGGACTATTGCTCTTGCCCTGATTTTGATAAACGCAGTAAACCGTGCAAGCACATTTATTTCCTTGCCCTGCAAATGGGCTACACCAGCGACGATTTTTATAATTGCTGACTTTTGCGGCCCCTCTGCGGGGCCGCTTTTTTATGCCGCTCTCCCGAAACCGTCCAGGACCCGCTCCACCTCCCGCTGGATGTGCTTTTGCAGGATGGTGTAATAGTCCTGTGTGGTTTCCTCGTAGGTCTTGCCGTATGCCATGGGCACCGCCGGGGCCATAAGGGACTTTACCGGCAGTCTTGCGCGGCCTACGCGCTGCACAATGGCCGTGTGTCCGCTCTTGAAAGTGGTTTCAAAGGCTTTTCGCCCGTCCACCTCCAGCGCCGTCATGGCGCTTTCATTCAGCACTTTCAGCATGGCCGCCGTGGTTTCGGTGTTCTTCCTGGTCATGTATGCCATGGCCTCCACCATGCCGCCCCTGGAGATCAGCGTGGCGGATGCGGCGGACCCCTTGGCTCTCTCCAGATACATGCCGCCCCGCTTCTTGTCGGTCAGGATCTTCTTGTCATTGATGGCATAGCGTTTTCTGGTCCTCTGGCCGATCTTCCGCTTCATTTCGTTGGCCGTTGCGTTCAGTGCGCTGGCCAGCACATCGGGGGCTTTCATCCGGTTGGGCAGGGTGTCCAGCTGGCGTATGATCTTTTCGATCTCCGCTTGGGTGTTAATTTCCAGCATAGCGCCGTTTTCGCTCACGATCTCACCGCCTCCAGCGTAATGGCCAGCATACCGGCCTCCTCGGTGCAGTCGGCCACCCGGAACAGGCGCCCGTCAAAATTGATCTGTTTCCCATGGGCGGGCCGCGGTCCATATTCCTCCTTGGCCACATAGATCAGCCGGCGGGCTTTGTAGGTCCCATCCACCTGGATCCCCATTTTTGACTTGTCCCGCTCCAGCAGTTCGTTTTCATCCACCACCACGGTCATGGGTCTGCCGTCTATGGTGTGGGTGTCCGCGAACTCCTGGCCGTTTAGAAACACGGTGGAAATATCAGCCGCCACCAGATCCTTGAAACCAGGGGCGCCCATCACTGGGCGCTCCCTGCTTCTTTGGCGGGGGGCTGTACGGGGACCGCCGCGATCAGCTCCGCCCGCTCCCTGTTGTTCTTGGCGTTGGAAATGTCCACGCCCAGGTCTGCGGCCAGCTGCTCCAGTTCGGCCTTTTTCATGGTGGCCAGCTGTTCAGCGTCCAGGTGGCCCTCCACCATTTCCGCCTCCTGGCCGTTTTCCTCGGCCTCCTGGCCCTCGTTCTGCTCCTGGCTGCCCTGGGACCCGTCCGCCTGTTCGGCGCTCTCCTGGGCCTCCTGGCGGCTTTCCTGTGCCTCCTGGCCGCCCCATTCCGCGCTCTTGGCGTTCAGCCATGCGGTGACCATCTTCTGGTCATTGGCTGGGAGGGTGTTGCCCGCGTCATACATCCGCCCCAGGTACAGCACGGGGCGCTTGGCGATCAGCTTTTTCATGCCTTACGCCCTCCTTATGCCCGCTCGGTGGCTTTCAGCGTTCCGCCGGTGGCCACGGTAATGTCGTACACCTTTCCGTCCTCGCCTTTCATGGCCAGACTGTTGTGGACTGCTGGTGCGCCGTCCGGGTCCCCAATGTTCACCAGCACGGTGGCGTCGCTGGCCT